GCCTTTGAACTTAAAGTGGCGAGTATCGACGTAGCCGCGCACAAGTTGGGTATGTCCGAAGACCATCTGAACGGTTTACGCGAAGCGATGGGTCCGGTTGAAGCCATGAAATTCGTAGACGGTTTAAACACCAAGATGGGCGACCACAACTTTGATGAGGGGGAGAAGATTATCCCCGGTCACAAGACGCCCGAACAGGCCAAGGAAGAACTTGACCAGTTGACCATGAACAAAGAATTTATGGACGCCTGGATGGACGGGACGCACCCCGGTCATAAGACGGCGGTTGAGAAAAAAGCCAGCCTTTCCCGGCTAGTATCGGGTGTGGTCTGATGAAACAGGTTCGCTTAGAGGCCCTCAAGCTGGCAAGCCAGCTTGAGGGTGTCACCTCTGACAATGTATTGGCTGTCGCTGAAATCTTGGCGCAGTATATTGAAGAAGGTCCGAAGGTTGTTGAGTTGACTACACCACCCCGACAAACTCGTAAGAAACGTAAACTATGAAACCGTGACCCCTTGCGTTTAAACATCATATATGCCAATAATGAAATCAGAGCGCACCATGTGGTGTAGAACAGGCAACGTCGATAACCCAATCGGGCCGACAAAAAAGCCCCAGTATTGGCCCCGCTTCAGCGGATAAGCCTTCAGCTTTTGTTTTAACGACAGAAGGAAGGCATTTCCAATGTCAAACGAAATATTAGACTGGTCAGTAATTGACTATAAGTCCACTGTTGAACATCTGCTTCAACAGCGCGGGTCTAAGTTTCGTGGAGCGGTTATGGAAGACAGTTACCACGGTAAGAGTGGTGCGGCTGTCAACCAGTTGGGTGCGGTAACGGCGCAAGCCAAAACCACACGCCATGCCGATACTCCGCTCATCGAAACACCCCAGGATAAGCGATGGGTCTATCCCACCGATTATGAATGGGCAGACTTAATTGACGATCAAGACAAGTTACGCATAATTGCCGATCCCACTTCTCCCTATGCAATTAATGGGGCGATGGCTTTGGGAAGGGCGATGGACGATTTGATCGTTACGGCGGCAACAGGAACCAGTAAAACGGGCGAGGACGGAACGACTTCTACCTCTTTCCCGGCTGGTCAGACGGCTGGTACGACTGCCGGTGGTCTAACGGTTGCCAAGTTACGAGAAGCCATGCAGTTACTCATTGCGGCTGAAGTCGATGTGGACAATGAACCACTTTTTTGTGCTATCGGCGCTCAACAGCATGATGATCTGCTTGGTGAAACCCAGGCTGTATCGCTCGATTACACGAACCTTCCGGTTCTTGTTGACGGACGTATTAAAGCCTTCATGGGTTTCAACTTCATCGATAGCCAGCGTTTGGCTATTTCTGGTACGGATCGCACGGCCATCTGTTGGGCGAAATCCGGCCTTCACCTTGGACTCTGGAACGACATAAATGTCCAGATTTCTGATCGCGCCGACAAATCTTATTCAACTCAGGTCTACGTCAAAGGCACCTTTGGTGCTACCCGTGTTGAAGAGAAGAAAGTCGTCGCTATCACTTGTTCGGAGGCTTAAAAATGGCTACTACATATAGCGTCCAAAAAACCAAGTGGGATCAGAACACTCCAACGGAGAAGATCAAAACCAGTGAAAGTGCTGGGCGAGTTCGTATCGCTTATGCTTTGTATGAAGCGTCTGCGGTTGCGGTCGGCACTATTGAGATGTTCAACCTTCCGAATGATGCGCGTATCCTTTCGGGTGAGTTGATGCATGACGCCCTTGGTGGTTCCACCACAGCTTCTGTAGGCCACGCGGCTTATAAAAACTCTGCTGGTACGGTTGTTGCTTTAGACGTTGATGAGTACAAAGCTGCGGCTGCGTCAACCGGGATTACTACGGTTGATATTGCCGCTACTTCGGCTCTCGGTCGCAACAGTGTTGTCGATGCAGACGAAGATGGCATCCCCATCACGGTTGTGACGGCTGGTGCTGCCGCTACTGGCACGATTGAGTTAACAATGTTGTACGTTGTTGATTAAACCCCTCTGGGGAAGGGGTTGTAGCACTCCCGATTGCTCAACCCCTTCCTTCTTTTTTTGTTTTTGAGGAGAAGAAAATGGCTAACACTCAAGTTGACATTGTCGTTGTAGATATTGACGAAAAAGATATCGCCTCAACAGCGGCGGGGTCAGTTACGAACGATGTGCGGGTTGTTTTTGAAGAAGGCGTTGACCGTCACGCGGCGGTTGTCGCTTTGCGTATGATCGCGCAGAAGGTTGAGGCTGGCGGGATTACACTAAGTTAGGAGCGGTAAATGACTGATGCGGTAAGCATCTGCAACCTCGCTCTGCAACGGGTTGGCGCTAAGTCTATATCATCCTTGTCTGAAGATACCACAGCGGGACGGGCTTGCAATCGCGTCTATGAACAAGCCCGTGATAGCGAACTCCGCGCCCATTCGTGGGCGTTTGCGCGTGAGCGGGTCAAGGTTGCGGCTGATAGCACAAACCCCACGTTCGGGGCGGCAAAGCGATATGCTTTACCGTCTGATAGTTTGAGAATACTCCCGACGAACGGGGTAGACGGTACGGATACCCAGGATGATTTTGAAATATTCGGGAAGTTTATTCATACCGATCACAGCACACCTATTAGTTTGAATTATGTCAAACGTATCACCGATGAGAATACGTTTGACGCTTTGTTCGTGGAACTCCTAATCGCCCGTATTGCTATGGACGTTTCCGAAAAGGTGACGCAATCAAACAAGAAAAAGGATGACGCCCGACTTCATTACAAAGAGGTTCAAAAAGAGGCACGGCGGGTCAATGCGTTTGAACGTCCACCGCAAAAACCGCCCGTGGATACCTGGGTTCATGCGAGGCTTTAAGTGGCAAAAGTCTCAGCAATACAAAACAATTTCAACGGCGGGGAGATTTCGTCGCTCCTGTATGGGCGTCCCGATGTAGACCGATATAAGACAGGTCTGAAGACCTGTTTAAACTTCATCCCACTTGTCCAAGGCCCGGTTGAACGGCGTCCCGGTACAGTCTTTATCAAGGAAGTTAAAACAAGTTCTCTATCCACTAGGATTGTTCGTTTTGAGTTTTCAACCACACAAGCCTACATCATCGAATTTGGAAACCTGTACTGTCGTTTCTATAAAGATAACGGGGTCATCCGTGCGTCTACGTCAACCATTTCAGCCGCGACCAAGGCGAACCCCTGCGTTGTCACGGACACCGGCCACGGGTACTTAAACGGCGCGGAGATTTTCATAGACGCCGTGGTCGGGATGACCGAATTGAACGGTAAGCACTATATCGTCGCAAATAAAGCCACAAACACCTACGAGTTGACGGATGTTGACGGGGTCAACGTCAACAGCACCGCATACACCACTTATTCGTCTGCTGGTACGTCCGCGCAAACGATTGAATTAACCACCACCTACACCACGGCATCCCTGTTCCAGTTGAAATTCGCACAGAGCGCAGACATCCTTTATGTGACGCACCCTGATTTCGAGCCGCGTAAGATTTCGCGCTCTGCGGATACCGTCTGGACGATCACCGACATTACCTTCGCCGATGGCCCGTACTTGAGGACAAACGTCGAGACAACCACGTTGGGTCTATCTGGAACTACAGGGTCTGTTACCGTCACCGCATCAGCCGTCACAGGCATCAATGGTGGGGATGGTTTTCTGGCTTCGGATATTGGACGGCTTATCCGTTGGCAAGACGCGGCTTCAAATTGGACGTATTTGACAATTACAGCCCGCGCCGACACCACCCATGTTACTGCTACCATAGACGGACCTGATGCTTCTGCTACCACCGCTACGGCAAACTGGCGGCTTGGGGCCTGGTCAGACACTACAAGCTATCCTGGCACGGTCACGTTCCACCAGAACAGGCTTTGTTTTGCGGGTGGAACCAGTGAACCCCAACGGGTCGATTTGAGCCGTACAGGTGACTTTGAGAATTTTGCGCCGACAGAACCAGATGCCACGGTGGTCGATGACAACGCCATCACGAACAATCTGTCAGCCGATACCGTCAACGCAATCCGTTGGATTGCCGACGATGAGAAAGGTCTGTTGATTGGGACTGTCGGCGGTGAGTGGCTGATGCGCCCGTCCGACACGGGCGGCGTCACAACTCCCGCCAATGTCCAGAGTAAACGGTCCTCTGCCTACGGGAGCGCCAACATCCAACCCATTAGGGCGGGCCGTGCTGTTCTGTTCGTACAAAGGGCGCTTCGTAAAGTCCGCGAATTAGCTTATGTGTTTGAGGACGATGGCTTCAGAGCGCCTGACCTGACCCTGGTTGCGGAGCATATTAGCCGCACGGGAATGATTGAGATGGCGTACCAGAACGAACCGCAAAGCCTCGTCTGGATACCCCTGACGAACGGGACATTGATTTGTCTGACTTACGAACGCGACCAGAAAGTTGTTGGTTGGTCCCGTCATGTTGTCGGTGGGCAGAGTGACGCCGGGACCACCCAAGCTAAAGTCGAGAGTGTCGCGGCTATTCCAAATACTTTAGGCACGGCTGACGAACTTTACATAATCGTTAAGCGGTACATCAATGGCGCGACCCGGCGTTACATTGAATATCTAAAACCCCATTGGGAAGAAACCAATGGTCAGGAAGACGCCTTTTTTGTGGATAGTGGTTTGAGTCTGGATGTTAAATTGGTGATAACGGCTGCGACTGCCGCTGACCCTTGTGTGATTACGTCATCGTCTCACGGCGTCGATGATGGTGACGATGTCAGGATTACAGAAGTCAACGGTATGACGGAGTTGAACGGTAACGCTTATATCGCGGGCGAGGTTGCGACGAACACGATGGAGTTGTTCAGTAACACTAAACAGAACACCACCATTTCAGCCGCAACAGCGGCGAACCCTGTGGTTATCACCGCCGCCGCACACGGTCTTTCTAATAGCGACCAGATTGGTATATTTGGTGTCATCGGCATGGTCGAATTAAACGGCAATGGGTACACCGTAGCCAACAAGACAACCGACACTTTCGAGTTATCCGGTGTCAACGGCACAGGCTACACCACCTTTACCAGTGCGGGCGACATTCGCGCCGCCGTCAACAGCACCTCTTTCACCGCTTATGTTTCTGACGGTGTGGTGAGGGAGCGGGCCACCGTCATTGCTGGCCTTGACCACCTTGAAGGACAGGCGGTTAAGATACTGGCTGAAGGTGCGACCCATGCTGACAAGACTGTCACATCCGGTTCTATCACTTTGGATAGATCATCTGCCATTGCCCATATTGGGCTTGCCTATACGTCTGATTTTGAAACGCTCCGTTATGATGTAGGCGCACAAGATGGAACCTCACAGGGTAAGTTCGTTCGCTTCCATCGTGTCATCGTCCGATTCCTTCAAACCCTTGGCGGTTACATGGGGCCGACAACGTCTGATCTGGATTTGTTGGTTCTGCGCGAAGGCGGTGATCCGATGGACACCGCTGTTCCTTTATTCACGGGCGACCATGAATTAGATTGGGACGGTGAATACAGCAATGACGAACACTTTTTTTACAGGCAGACTGATCCCCTACCTGTTACCATTGAGGCAATCATGCCCCAAATGGTGACACAGGATAGAAGTTAATGTTTGAGGTTATCCCTTTTAAAGCGGAACATCTTGCCGCCATCAAATTACAGGGTCTTCAGGCTCATTTAAGTAATTGGGTAACGTTGGAGCAGGGGCGGGGGCTTGAGGAATATCCTAGCTACACCGCGCTGGTCGATGGCAAACCCATTGGCGCGGCGGGCGTCCTGTGGATGTGGCGCGGACGGGCGCAAGCCTGGGCGTTCCTATCCGATACCGGGCCAAAGAATTTCATAAAGGGACACCGCGCCGTCAAACGGTTTCTTGACGGGTGTTACGTTCAGCGTATGGAAATGACTTGCGACTGTGATTTTCCACAGGCGCACCGTTGGGCGAAAATGCTTGGTTTCCACATGGAGACGGAGCGTATGCCAAATTATAGTCCCGATGGGCGGGATTGTTCGATGTATGTTAGGTTGAGGTAATGGACCCCGGCACAGCGGCAATAGTTCTTTCAACGGCGGTTTCCGCTGTGGGCCAGCTTCAGGCTGGTGCGAACGCGCAGAAGGCGGCGAACTTCAACGCCCAGGTTGCGTTTAATAACGCCCACGCCGCGCGTCTGGCCGCGGCCGAAGACGCCAAACGCGCAGAGCGCGCGGGCCGAAAACGCCAAGGCTCTCGCCGGGCGTCTCCAGGCGGCTCTGACAAGCTGGACTTGTTGGAAGATAGCATAATGGAAGAGAAGCTGTTTGAGTTAGGCTTCATCCACGAAGGTGAGGTTCAGGCAGTTGGCTTTGAGAACAACGCGCGCCTTGAGATTGCCAGAGGTAAGTCAGCCAGGTCAGCGGCCATGTTTGGGGCGTTTTCTTCTGTTCTTATGGGCGGCGCACACGCGTTTGGCGGGCTTGGGGCGGCGGCTCCCACCACCAGCGCAACCACCGCATTTAACCCCGCCCAAGGTGCAGGTTTACTAAGAGCCGGGGCTGTGCCTTCTTTCATACCCGCCCCAACGCGCTTTACTGGTTTTGGGACCAGCGGCAACTTTTTACAAAAGATATAGGTAATGGCAAAATTTACATCATTCGACGCTCCGATAGGCTCCGCTGGACCGATCTCCGTTCGTCGCGCCACCGCCAAAGATTTTGGAAGTGATGGTAGTGGTTTTCAGGCTTTGGCAAAAGGTTTGGCAAGCGCGGGCGATATCATACAAAAGAAGCAGATACAGAGCGAGACGACCGCCACACGCGATGCGTATATCAAGGCGGGCTTTGACTTCACACGGTCTTTGCAACAGAAGTTCGATGAGAGCCCCGAAGGCGCAGAGGGCCTGTCGGATACTATGGCCGCTGATATTGATGAGTTCATAGCGACCCAAAGAGAGGGTTTGAAAACCCAAGAGGGTAAGGAACTCGCCAATACTCTGGGGTTGAAACTCCGCGGGTCCATCATGGGGCGTACCGTCGCCGTCCAGGCTAAAGAAAACGCGCGCTTTCAGATAGCACAGATCAATACATCGTTTGCCACGGTCAACAACCGTGTGACCACCGACCCCACCTACTACGAGAGCGGCGAGGCTCAGACCGATCTTGATGAGTTGATCAAAGACTTGAGCGAACGTGGCCTCACGGGGCGCGACCTTGAAGCCAATAAGAAGCGGCTCCAGACGGAGTTGGACTACAACGGGGCCCAGGCTATTCTGGGGGACGCTACGAACTCCCTCGACGCGGGGAATCTTGTTGCCGAACTGTCCGAACCTGGCAACCGTTTTGAGAAGAAGCTTGACGCGGATAAACTGAGAGCCTTTAAAAAATCCGCCGATAAAAATTTGATCAAGGTACTCTCGGCTGAAGAGACAGAGGCCAATGAACTGATCACAGAAAAACGCGCGACAAACTCGGCTGAGATACTTGCTATTATAGTGGCCGCGACGGGTGAGGACGGACCTGAGAAAACTAAGGCTCTAGCCAGGGGCGTGATTAAACTGGATGAGGCGCTGGCTAGTCCTTCATTGTTTGTTGGAACAGGGGTGCGCTCCCTGGACATAATTCTCGACGCCGACAAGCGGGCAGAGGTAAAGCGTCTAAACGTAGCGGCTAAGATAGCCGCGGAGAGTATTGATCTCAAACGCAAGTGGACTGTCGCTGATCTTTCAGTGAAAGTTCAGGGCGCAAAGACTCTGAGCGATGTCATGGGGCTCCGCGTTGGCATCGATGCGTTAGCGCGCCAGAAGGCGAAAGGTGATAAGAGCGGCGTCACCCCCGCCGAATTTGAAAAACTACAGGTCGCCCTTCTCCGTAAAATCCACGGGTTCACCAGCCGCGCGGAAAAACTCACCGCGAAGGAGTTGAAGGCGAAGAACAAGGCATTTAGAGATCAGGTTAAACTGATTGAGAAGGAGGAGTATGGTGAGTTGGCTAATCGTGCCAGCAACGCGACCACGCTTGAGGATGTAGCCGCTATCCGGTCGGGGCTTCTCACGAATGAGAAGCTCCTATCAGGGCACAAGCTTAGTATCAGGGACCGTCTGCGCCGCACAGAGAGTAAGCTTATGAAGCAAGCCGCAAAGGTCCAGAAGGAAATCCAGAAGGAAGCGGCCGCATTGGGTGAGAGAACCGCTGATATCAGCGCGGAGAAGCTGGATCGATGGAGCCAACGCTCTGATCTGACCGACGCCGATGTACGCGACATAACTGTCGCGGCCGACCGAAGTCTGGAGCAATACAGACTTACCGGCACGGGGCTCACACCAGACGCCCATACCACGATCATGGTGCGTCTGGATAAGCGCGTCATTGAGAGCAACGATATGCAACGGCGCATGGGACAGCTTGAGGCGGTCTTGAAGGGCGCACCATCCGACTTTAACCCCGCTAATTCAGACGACATGAAGACAGTCAACCTTGGGTATGCGCGTGTAGATGCACGATTGACTGCCGTGGAAGAGCAAAATCCTGGGTCGAGAGCGGCGGGGCAAATCGCGTTCGTGAGGAGTATCAAGGTCGTCCCGAAAGCCATGAAGAGTGAAATCAGCGCCCTGATCAATTCTGAGAACCCTGAGAATGTCGTCAAGGGCGCGCAACTCATGGAGCAATTAGAGAACACTGGGACGTTTGTAAGAAGCCAATTAGGCAAGAGCGAACCTATGGCGTTCGGTCGTCAGGTCTTGCGCTATACGGAAAGCGGGCTCGACCCTAAAGAAGCTTTTGAGAAGGCCAAGGATTTACGCAATGTCAAAGAGACGGACCTGAAAGCCAGGGAGAAGGCTTTCGGAACAGCAACAACCGGCATCCGCGAGGAAGCCTCAGTTGACGCCGAACTGATCACCGCCATCAATGATGAGGCGTTTGGTGATGACAGTGATGATGCGACCCCGCCGGTCGTTATGAAGTCGGAATACGTCAATCTGGTTAAGACGGAGTTTATGAGAACTGGTGACATTAACATAGCCAAGAACAACGCCCTTGCATCGATGCGCCGGGTGTGGGGCGTCCATCATCAGAACGGTGGTGTGGTCTTTATGAAGCGCCCGCCGCATATGTCCTACGGTGTGGGTCGGAAGTCTGAGGCACAGAACTCTGCTTGGATAATGGAACAGTTGATCGATGAGTTGAGCGAGGACGCCGCGTTCGCGGGCGGCATCGATGAGAGCCGTATTGTCATCACCCCGCACCAGACCCGCTCTAACGGCGGGCTCCCCGCCTATCAGATTTTTATTCTTCCTCCACCAAATCAGGTGGGCGTCACTCAGGACACGCTGGTCCGTAACGTGGCAAACGGAGAGCCCCTGGCCTGGTGGCCCCAGTATGGGATCAGCCGACAGAAACAGCGTGACGATGGTGTGCTTGTTGATGCCATAGCCCGCTCCCAGGAGAGCGTATCGCAAAGAGCCTTGGGTGCTCCCGGCGGGGGTGCGTAATGCCGTTTTCATCCGACGCAACCTTCTCAGGTTTCCAACAGTCTCAAGTACCAGAGATTGATTATGAGCCCGACTTCTTCTTAGAGACGTTGCCCGCGGCGTTTCGTACAGAAAACACTATAGGGTCCGCAATCCAGGCTATGCGGGGAACAACGATTGACGACGGTCCTGATGACCCAGACTTTGACCCTTATGAGTTTGCGCGTCTAGAGGATGCTGACAGTAAGTCAGCCATGAACGGGTATGCCGACCTACAGAACCGGGCTCAGGTCGATGCCTACCAGGCCAAGCTCGACAAGGAGCGCGCTGACCGTCAGACCCTGGCGGAGAGCGGCGGGTATGGTTTCGTCGGGGCAATGATGGCGGGGGTCGCGGACCCCATCAACTTGATACCGGGCGGCGCACTATATAAATCCTTTAAGCTTGGGAAGAGTATGTTGAAATCCGGCGCGTCTGTAGGGACCGCGGGTTTCCTTGGAATGTCGGCTCAAGAGGCGCTCCTACACTCCGCTCAACTTGAACGGACGGGTTTCGAGAGTGCCATCAATATCACAGCGGGCACTATATTCGCGGGTATCCTTGGTGGGGGCGCGGGCGCAGTCCGTCACTCCCTGTCCGCGCGGGCGGGACGGCTTCGCTCTGCCGATGATCTTATTGAACAGATTGACAATGATTTCACCGTCGCCGAGGGCGGCAGCGCTGGCGCGGCGAAGGTCCGCGATTTGGACAGCGCCGCGCGGGCTCGTATTGAGAAGGAAGTCGATCAGCTTATCCTCGACGGCAAGATCAAGGACGGCGACCTGAACAAAGAGGTGGCGCGCCGGATCGCAACGGAACTGCTACAGCAAGAAGGCATGAAGACGAACTGGGCTGTGGACGCGGCGATGAAGGTTATTGGTCGGCAAGACCCAGGTTTACGCGCTATGCAAAGCCCCAGTATCGAAGTGCGGGCGTTGATGCCTGAGTTGGCTGAAACCCCATTGACCTTGGCCCGCAACGCCCAAGACCGGGCAACCCCCTTGTCTGCTGAAGGTATTATGCTGGATTGGAAGGGTAATCTATATCGGGCCCTGGTCGCCCAGGATGATTTCTTTGTGCAATATGTGAAGGGGCGCGGTAAACGCTTTGGTGATGTTGTTGGGATCGCCGCTGAGAACCTTGTCAGGAGTACCGGGAAGCTTAACCGCCAACAGTTTAACGAAGCAGTCGGTCGCGCTATGATACGCGGCGATGACGCTACTGAGATAGAGGGAATACCGGCAGACGCCGTTCCGTTCATAAATAAGACCGCGGCGAATTTCCGCAAAGAGATCATCGACCCTATGACAAAGAAGGCCATAAAGTTAGGGATGCTCCCCGAAGATGTATCGGTGGACACCGCCGCGTCCTACTTCATGCGGATGTATGACATCGATAAGCTGACGCGCTCCCCTAAACACCGCGCGGGTTTTCTTGAGACGACCAAAAACTTTCTAATCAGTAGACAGAAGGCGGGCATCACCCGCACGGAGAGTTTTAAAGGCGAAAGGGTGACTCTTCGCTCAGAAATAGACAAGTTACAAAGCAAGATTAAAGCCGCGAAAGACTCAACCGGGAGTACGAAGGCTCCGAAAGAATTGCAGAAGGAACTAACTAAAAAACGAAAAGAACTCAAGGACCGAGAAAGACTGCACACCAGAGATGTTAAAGACGCAAAACTCTTTGATGAAGACTTTGCCTCTATCGCAGAGGAAATCTTGGGGCGTATCGTGGGTTCCCCGGCTGGGCGCTTGCCTTATGACGTAGCGCCACAGAAACTAGGTGGCGGTGGTGCGGCATCCGCGGGTAAGGCGGCTCCGTTGCATAAGCGCGCGTTTGGTATTGAGGATATATTGATCGAAGACATCCTAGTCATGGACGTTGAACAGGTGATGAAAGCCTACGTCAGGACGATGTCGTCCGACCTGGCTATCATCGAGAAGTTCGGCGACCTGGAGATGACCAAACAGTTGAAGGTTATCGCGGACGACTATGCGAACCTGATGCGGGGGGTGGCAGACCCAAAAGAACTGGAGCGCCTTGAAAAACTACGCACCAGGGATATAGCTGATACTGTCGCCGTTCGCGACCGCCTCAGAAATGTCCACGGGCTACCAGACGACCCAACAGTCTGGACGGCGCGGGTAGGTCGGGGTTTGTTGCAGTATAACTACATCACCAAGCTTGGCGGCATGACTGCGTCTGCTATCCCTGACATAGCCCGACCTATCATGGTGCATGGTCTGATGCGCGTGATGGGCGATGGACTGTTGCCGCTGATCACAGAGTTCCGTAGGTTCTCTAAGTTAACTCAACAAATACGCGACATGGGTATCGCGGACGATATGCTGATGAACAGCCGCTTGAACGCCCTGTCAGATACCTTTGCTGATGACTTTGCTAGGGGCAACCGGCTGGAGCGCGCCCTGGCCGGGAGCAGTAACACATTCGGCATGGCGTCTTTGATGGCTCCGTGGAATACAGTCCACAAACAGTTCGCGGCCGCGGTGACCATGCGCCGTATGATACGCGCGATTGGTAAGGACGTTGACGGAACTATCAGTAAAAAAGAAGCGGAGTGGCTTCGCGCTTCCCTGATAAGCCGTCAAGATGCTAAAAACATCCTTGAGCAAATCAAAATACACGGGCAACAAGAAGGGCGTATGTTGTTGCCGAATGTTCTTGATTGGGATGAGGCCGCGGGCGACACGGCTAGGCTGTTCCGCTCTTCTCTTAGGCGCGCGGCCGACATTATCATCGTGACCCCTGGCGCGGCCGACCGTCCGATAATGGCGACAGCTTCTCTAACCGGACGCATGGTCTTTCAATTTAAGTCGTTTGCATTGTCCGCAACCTCTAGGATTATGATGTCGGGGCTCCAACAAGCAGATATGGCCGCATTAAATGGTATGTTAATATCAGTGTTTCTGGGTGCGACGGCGTCAGCTTTCAAAATGTGGGATAGTGGGCGAGGCGAAGAGGTCAAAAACTGGACGACAACTAAATGGATATCAGAGGGTGTTGATAGGTCAGGGCTTACTGGCATCCTGTTCGACGGCAACAACATCCTTGAGAAGGTCACGCGCGGGACCGCGGGCTTCTCAGCCTTCACCGGAGAACAACAGTCCAGCCGGTATGCGTCGAGGAGCGCGGTCGGCGCTATCTTAGGGCCCTCGTTTGGTACAGGCGTCACGGCGGCGTCCACTGTAGGAAACGCGGCCGCGGCTACGTTTGGTAACGATAAGCTTAGACCGTCTGACACCCGTGCGGCGATGCGGCTCATCCCCTATAACAACCTGATCTTACTACGCCAGGGGTTCAGGAAGGCAGAAGAAGGTATAAACGATACTTTGGGTATTCGTTAACCCCGTGCTATATTTGACCAACCACGAGGAATTTTGACATGACGATCAGTTCAACAATCAACAGAACCAGCACGGACGGTGACGGGAGTGCCGTCAACTTCAGCTTCCCGTACCTGTTCTTTAACCAGGATGATCTGACGGTCATCTTGGTTGATGAAACTACGAGTGTTGAAACCACACAGGTCATAACCACGCACTATACTGTGACGGGCGCGGGCGTTGCGGCTGGCGGCACGGTCATAATGGGGACGGCCCCGACTACAAGTCAAAAGCTGGTCATTCAACGTGAAGAACAATACACACAAACCCTGGACCTTGTAGAGAACGACCCCTTTCCGTCAGACCTTGTCGAGCAGCAACTCGACACGCTGACCATGCTGACCCAGCAACTCAAGACCCTGTCGGACAGGTCGATCAAACTGTCGGACGGCGATTTCTCTGGCGCGGACCCAACGCTGGCTACACCCATTGCCGATTCGTTCCTCAAGTGGGACGCCGCTGGTACTGCCCTGACAAGTTCGTCAACCTCCGCTGGTCAGAGTCTTGGCGGGAATGGGACGGTTTTACTTCCCTACTATTCTTACACTTCTGACCCAAATTCGGGAATGTATCGAATTGGCGCGGACAATATCGGTTGGTCTGTCAACGGCGTTAAGGGGCTTGATCTATCTACCTCTGGTCTAGCCGTCACCGGAACACTAGCAGCCACCGCGATTACCGGCTCCGGTATTCTGTCGATTGACGCTACTACTACATCCACCAGCGGCACTACAGGCAGCATCCACACTGATGGCGGTCTAGGTGTAGCTGGCACGGCGCATATCGTAGGCGTCACGACCCACGGTGGCGATGTTCTTTCTGATACGGACAGCACGGATTCCATAGGCTCGACGGGTGTCCGCTGGTTGAAGTTGTGGGTAGACAGCATTCAAACTACAGCCAACACCGATATTGCTGGTGATTTAACGGTCACGGGCAACCTGACGATCAATGGCACGACGGTCACCAATGATGCGACAAATACCGAAATCAAAGACCCGCTTATTGAATTAAATAGTGGTGCGGGTTCAAACGCCAACGACCTTGGGTTCATTTTTGAACGTGGGTCAACGGGTAATAATGGCTTCCTGGGCTGGGACGAAAGTGGGGATCATTTTGTCGCGGCGACAACTACCGCAACCGGTGGCTCAACTGGCAATATAACCTATGCCTATGCACCGTTTAAATGCAGCGCCATTACGGCCACCTCCGGTACGCTGGCCGGAATTACCAGCCTAGCTCTAAATGCGGGAGCAACCAT